CAGGAACTCCATATATTCAGGTCCTTCCTTTTAAAAGAGAAGATTGGGAAAGTCGGGTAGACATTTTAACCGAATCCGCTATCTACAATAAAATGGCAGACAACGCAAACTTCTACCGTAAGCCAGACGGCGGGGTATACAAAAATAAAGTATGGTCAAGACGAGAGTATAGATAAGGAATATACAATGCAAACATGGACAGAGAAAGAAAACTTAGGTAATGGGATATTCCGTTATAAAGGTGTAATTAAAAAAGAGATTGATGTTGTAAATAGGATTGAGGCAAACCTTAGACCAGAGGGAGATACTAGCGGATATAGTTGGCAGCCAGCATACGTAGGCTATAAGCAACTGATGCCAGAGTATAGAGACTGTAATGATTTTAAGTATAAAAAAACAGATATTGAGCACGACAAGAGTGTCGTTGGTTTAAACCTTCAATCCTTGTGGCAAGACCTGTATGATGTTAAACTTCCTGCTGTTGAAGATTATTCAAAAATGTATAATATAAATAATTTAAAGTATTGGGAAGCCTTTAACTTTATAAAGTATGGCCCAGGACAACACTTTATGGAACACCACGATCACGGATTTTCTTATAACTGTACTGTATCATTAGTCTCATATCCAAATGACGACTATGAGGGTGGAGAGTTATACTTTAGACTTCAAAATTTAAAGGTTAAGCCAGAAGCAGGAGATCTTTTTATCTTCCCTTCAAACTTTATGTACCCTCATCAAGCAATGCCAGTAACTTCTGGAATAAAGTATTCTATTGTTACAATGCTTGACTATAGCAAAAAGTTTCATACCCCAGAAATGTATAGCGCAGAGGCTGACTAATGTTTGACATATCAGTTGAAAAAACAGCAGATTCTTTTTTTTCTATTTCTCCTATGTCAATCAAAAGAGATTGGATGGACGCAACAGCAGAAAATCATGCATATAGATGTTTTCCAGTAACACAGGCAAATGTCATAGGTTGGAGCCTTTCTTGTTCTCAAGATATTAAATTTATTTGGGATGGAATAACAGATCAAACAGGGGAGCACGTTCAAATTTTTAGTCCAGAAGGATCTTATTCTGGAAGAGGGCAATCATCTATTAGTTTAAATACTGGTTTGGTGTTTAGAACAGACAGGAATGTAAGCCTTCTTACTATTAATCCAGTTAACTATTTTAGTGAAGATTTTGAAACAATGTCTAATCTAATAAGTACGTCTTTCTATGATAATCCACTTCCCTTAGCACTTAGAGCAAAAAAGGCAAATGAAAAGGTAGTAATAAAAGCAGGTACCCCGATAGCAACAATAATTCCAATATCATTGAGTAACTTAAATAACAGTACTATAGAAGTTTTTGACTATAAAGATGAAAATGGTTTGAGGAATCAAGCAAATATATCTTATGGTGAGGCTACACAGGCATTGATTTCTTCTGGTAATTGGACTGATTGGTATAGAGATGCTGTAAATGAAAAGCAGGAATCTTTGGGTGATCACGAAGTAAAAGTTCTAAAACTTAGCGTAAAAGATAATACTAAAAATAAACTGAATGGTATAATGTGATTATGGATAACTCAGACAGTGTTGTAATAAGAAAACCCTCAATGACTCCTTCTGGATGGTTTGGAGACAGTAAGGATATGATTGTTGAGTTAGAAAATTTTATGACTCAAGAAGAGATGGACTTTTTAGAAAAGGCTGCAAAATCTTTAAGTATCTGGGATGTAACACAAAGTCACGTAAATGAAAATGGAACAGTTGCGTATGATTCTGACTATTGGAAGGATAGGGTTGCAACTCAGCCAACATTGGACAAGAATGATCCATCCATATCTCCCATAATTGCTGGACTATTCCAAAGACTAAAGCCAATAATTGAAGAATTTTATAAAGTGGAGGTTGTTCCAACTGGCACAACTATTGTCAAATGGCTTCCAGGACAATTTCAAAGACCACACGCAGATAAAGAACTGCATGATGGACCAGATGCTGGACTACCAAACGACTTTCCAAATTATGACCTATCAAGTCTATTTTACTTAAACGATGACTATGAAGGGGGAGAACTTTATTTCCCATTACAAGGTGTTCAATTTAAGCCTAAAAGGGGCGCAGCATATTTTTTCCCAGGGGATAAAAACTATATCCATGGAGTAACAGAAATTAAAAGTGGTCTAAGATTTACGTGTCCATTTTTTTGGGAGATAACAAAACATACTGGAGACAGACAACCATGAACCTAAAAAATAAAAAAAGAATTACAAAAGATATAGTTGTATATGAAAACTTTATTAGCAAAGAAGACTGTGCAAAAATGATTCAGGCCTTAGATGCTCAAGCAGCAACTGGAGCAATCTCTTGGATGCCAATATCATTTTATGAGTCATATTCTTCAGTTTTGCCACAGGATAATGACCAGGAAGTTATTGACGCTAATCTTTCTCCAACCATATTTTCAGACATTGAAAAGGCAATGCCAGAAGCAATTGCTTCAGTTCACGACCTTGACCCAAAAATAATTTGTAAGATTGGATACCACACACAAAAGTGGGAGCCAGGAGCATATGCAAGAATACACTCAGACAATACAGACGCTGAAGGAAATTCTGGAGCATTTACAAGAAGTAGATATGCAGGATTTCTTTACCTAAATGATGATTTTGAGGGCGGACTATTAAAGTTTCCAGATCAAGATATAGAAATTAAACCACAGGTAGGAATGCTTGCCGTATTTGACGGGGGATTTAACAACATGCACGAAGTATCATTAATCCAAAGCGGAGTAAGATATACAATAGGTTCTTTCTGGGATGATAGAGAAGAGTCTGCATATCCTCAAGAACTACGAGATGCCTGGGCAGCAGAAATGAAAGAGACCAGAGCAAAGCAAGAAATTGAAAGAGCAGAATGGCAAGAATTGCTTAAGCAGGGCTGGAAGTTAGATGCAGATGGAAATAAGTATAAGATAGAAGATGGTAAAAATGATTGAATCTTTTAAGAAAGAACTTATAGATAGTGGATACTCCTTTGTAGAAATTACTGAAGAAATAATTGCTATTGAAAATTTTTTATCAAAAGAAAAACTAGATATTTTTTTGGACATTATAAAAAACACTTCTCAAGAAGATTGGGAAGTTGAGTATTATGGTAATTTAAAAACTTTTTGTATGACAAAGTTTGGAAGAGACGATGTTGAAAATTTAGTTGCTGAAGGCAAGTTTGAAATTACAGAAAATTGGAAAGATAAAAATTTTAATATATCTAATCACGAAATATACCCATTATTCTATAATGAATTAAATACAATGGTAACCAATTCCAACCCAGAACTACACTTGAGTGGTCTTGCAACAATTCAAAGAATGCAGTCAGGGGTTGAGTTAAAATCTCATACAGACCAGCATACAGATCCTTCAATTAAGTATGCTACAATTTTATATATAAATGATGACTACTTAGATGGTGAGTTATTTTTTAAAAATTTGGGAATAGAGTTAAAGCCTAAACCAGGAACACTACTGTTTTTCCCAGGGGACAAAGAGCACGAGCATGGAGTAAGGCACGTAGGAGAAGGTCCAACCAGATATGTTCTTGTTGGTTTTATAAAAGAAAATAATCATTACTCAAAAAATAGGTATTAAGGAGATTTAAGTGAATAAAGAAATATTAGACCCAAAGGTTTATTACTACACAGATGCGATAGATGACTTTGCAAAATTTAAGGAAACTCTAAAAGAATTAGATGAGATTGATTCAAGCAATGAGTTTAACGTAAATGTTTGGAATACTTGGACAGCATCAAACGATAAAAATTTTATTTATGGAGAAACAAAGACTTTTGACATTAATGCAATAAGCAGGATCGATGGTGAAGTAGGAGAAAAAAGTAAATACATATATGATTCAATAATGAAGACACTTTATAATGTTTGCAAAGATTATGCTACATCTATTGGAGATTTTGACGAGCCAAGAATTTTTCCAACTTTTAACATAAAAAAATATAATACTGGAATAGGAATGGGCGCACACTTTGATCAGTTAGATGGAGATAAAACCTTGAGGTATTCTCTAGTAATGTATCTAAATGATGACTGTGAGGGTGGAGAAATATCATTCCAGTTAAAGGATTATGATGGTGGCTGGACAAGTGCTGATGGGTTTTCTAAGGGTTCAGCCCCAGCAGTAGACTTGGATTATGATATTGCTGTAGCGAATAAATCTATTGACTTTGGATTAAAGCCAAAAGCAAATAGCGTGATTATATTTCCAGCATTTCCACCATATTTTCATACAGCACACCTTGTTAAATCTGGATTTAAGTATATGGTTCCTTCACATTGGATTCACAATGGAATGGATCTAAATAAATCTCAAGGGATGTAAATGAAAACAGCCATAGTTACAGGGGCCAGCAAAGGCGTTGGCTATGCCACTGTAAAACTTTTATCTGAAAACGGGTACAGAGTTATTGCTGTTTCAAGGGACTTGTCTAAAGTCATTAATCTAGTTTCTGACAATGTTGAAGTTTATGGGTTAGACATAACAAATGCTGACGAGATTAAGAGGTTTCATGAAAAGTATAGTGAAATAACTCTTGACCTTCTTGTTAATAATGCTGGTGGTGGATCTGGTCCAACATATATTATAAATGAAACAATGGACAATTTTAGAAGAGCCTATGATATTAATGTTTCTGGTCCAATGTATCTATCTCAACTTTTTATTTCATCTATGAAAAAATCAACATCACCAACAATAATATTTATTAGTTCTTTAGGTGGCAAGTTTGCTTACAGGTCAGGTGGAAATTATACAAATGCTAAAAGAGGAATGATGGCACTAGTAGATACTATGAGATTAGAATTTCCAGATTATGGTATCAAAGTTACTGAGATTTGTCCAGGGACAATTGATACACAAGAAGAAAAAAGAGATATTGCAATAACAGCAGAAGATATGGCAGAATGTATTCGCTGGGTAGCAGAACTTCCAAGTCATGTCAATATAAACCACATAGAATTAAACCACATACGCAGTGGTAAATGAGTTTTTAAATAACTATCAACTCATACTTTAGGGAGAGTTTTGCTTTTTTAAAAACTCTGCTATAATTAAACCTCAATCCGTTTTTGAAAGGACGATACATATTATGTCAGATTTTTTTAGTTTTAGGCTTCCAGAAGACTTTGTAGAAAAGTATAAGAATACAGAGAGCCCATTTGGATTTAAAGATGCAGCAGAAAATTCACTTGGAGAAATTACTTTTATTCGTACTTACTCAAGAATGAAAGAAGATGGAACTAAGGAAAGATGGCACGAGGTTTGTCGTCGTGTAATCGAGGGTATGTATTCGGTTCAGAAGAATCATGCTAAAGAAAACCGTTTGCCATGGAATGACTACAAGGCCCAGAAGTCTGCACAAGAAGCATTCCAAAGAATGTTTGAATTAAAGTGGACACCGCCAGGTCGAGGTATGTGGGCATTTGGAACCCCTATGACCATGGAGAAGAAGAACTCAGCAGCACTACAAAACTGTGCAATGGTTTCAACAAAGGACCTTGACAAGAATGATCCAGGAGCATTGTTTGCTTGGGTTATGGATGCATTGATGCTTGGCATTGGTGTAGGGTTTGATACAGTGGGACAGGACAAGAATTTCTCAATCTATACCCCAACAGAACCAGAACAGGTGTTCGAAATTCCAGACACTCGTGAGGGCTGGGTAGAGTCAGTGAGACTTCTCATCAATTCTTACCTAAGAGCAAACCAAAGCATTCAAAAGTTTAACTACGATTTGATTAGACCTCTTGGAGCCCCTATTAAGGGCTTTGGAGGCGTTGCATCAGGACCTGCACCTCTTATCAAGTTGCACGACCAGATAGACCGTGTAATCGGCTCCAGAGGCGGAGAAACACTAGATTCTCGTGCCATTGTAGAC